TATAATAGAGTTCAAGACACCGAAGAATTAACATACCAAATAACAAAAATCTATGAAAACACCAAAGAAACTGAAAGCCAGCTATACGAAGAACTTAACCAATACGGTAACGACTTGTTACAGTCCGACATGTGCGAATGGTACGAGGACCACGGCCGCGCTGAATGGGGCATTTAACCGCTATCGAATATACCGCTTTTGGGGTAACTTTAACGAAGACCTTTATAACCGAATTTGTGAAATTAAAATGCAAGAGATATGAAATACTTACTAACGTACTACGTCGGAACTAAAGTGGTTCAAAGCTGGCGTTTTTATTCTAAAACTATGGCCTATGCCATGAAGTCTGAACTAATATATACAAACAACTTTAACTTAGGCAAGTTTAAAATAACGGAAATATGAAAAATAGAATAGCATTAATACACGAACTTATAGAGGCATACGATTTAACAACCAAATGTAGGGATCGCGGACTAATATACAAGCGCGCATACCTATACAATGAACTACGAACTAGTGGCTTTAGCCTTTCGCAAATAGGCGAGATATTTGGGAAGCATCACTGCACAATTATTCACGGCTTACGAACGCATAAAGACCTTACGGGCTACGGCGACGAGGATTATAAACACGAAACATATCAGTTAAAAGAACAACTAGAGGGTAGCGTAATAATTTACCCAAATGAAACCAGACAAGTGCGCGACTTAAAAACGGACCTATTAGATGCTAGAACAATACGCGACTTTAAACGTATTCGTCGACGTGTTAAATTAGGTGTTTACGAAAAACTTTTAGCTGAAAGCAACCTTTTAGAAAAATAAACGTTATATTTGTAGACGAGTTGGCTGGACACCATAAACTCAAAAGGAATTATTTACCCTCAAACCGAATTGCACGTCCAGCCGCAACGAAGTTTGGGGGTTTTTTATTTTAAAATATTTATATGAGCGGGTGGATTAAATTACATAGACAAATTTTAGACTGGGAATGGTACGACGACCATAATGCATTTCGTTTGTTTATTCATTTGCTTTTAAAAGCTAACCATAAAGAAAAAAAATATAGGGGTATGTTATTACAATCGGGTACTATTTTAACAAGTCGAGACATTCTATCTTTAGAAGTTGGCCTAAGTGTACGTCAAACTAGAACCGCACTAGATAAGCTAAAATCGACCAACGAATTGACCATTAAAACAAGCGGTCAAGGTACTATTATTCAAATAGTTAACTACCAAAAGTATCAAATAGAGACCAGCGAAACGACCAACGAGCGACCAGCAAACGACCAGCAAACGACCACTAACAAGAATGTAAAGAAAGAAAGAAATATATTTATACGCCCAAGTGTTCAAGAAATTGACGCTTATTGCTTAGAGCAAAACTTGCAAATAAACGCCCAAGGCTTTATAGACTATTACGATAGTAACGGGTGGAAAGTAGGTAAAAACCAAATGAAGGACTGGAAAGCTACGGTAAGACGTTGGGCAAAACCTAAAGAACAAATAGAAATGGTACACGATCCACTTGTTGAAGCTGCTAAAAGACTCGGTTATGTTAAATAAAGGAATACACCTAGAAAAGCTTTTTGATTATAAGAACGGCAAAATTAAACAAGGGCTAGGCATAGGCACAAAGCTAGACGACTATCTAAGATACAAGCCTAGGCAACTAAATATCATTTTAGGCCATGACAACGTAGGTAAGACCTACTGGATAAATTGGTATTTCCTTACGCTTGCACTTAAACACGAATTAAAGTTCGTAATGTGGTCCGGAGAAAACCAATACTGGCAAATTCTTCGCGACATGGTACAAATTTATTCTGGCAAAGCATTTAAGCAATTAAGCGAACGCCAAATATCTAGCTACATGGCCTACTTAGAACAATACTTTGAATTTATAGACAACTCAAAGCTATACAAACCAAACGAACTATTTGAACTATTCCGTAAGTCAGACGCTGATGCGTGTTTAATTGACCCGTACACCGGACTAGACCGACAAATGGGCTACGAGGGGAACTATAAGTTTTTAAACGACGCCCGACAATTTTGTAACGAAACGGGTAAGACTTTGTACATAAACACGCACCCAAATACGGAAAGCGGACGTAGTGGTAACATATACCCAGACAACCATATCTGGAAAGGACACCTTAAACCACCGCTTAAAGACCATATAGAGGGTGGTAAAGCGTTCTTAAACCGATGCGATGACATGATCGTAATTCATAGGCTAGTAAAACACGAAACAATGAAGTACGTAACTTTGGTAACAACTGAAAAGATTAAAGACCATGAAACGGGCGGGGCTATTACTGGGTTTGAAGACTTTATTTTATGTGAATTTAACCACGGTCTAGGCTTTATAGTTGAAAACAAAGACCCGCTTAAAGAAATAAGGCCACGTGAACGACAAACCAAACTACAAGAAAACGAATTAATGAACACCAGCGAAAAGCTTAGACGTCTGGCTAACGAAACACCTTTTTAAAATGAAAGTAACCGATAAAATAACAATAACAAACGAGGATAACATTGAGCTGATGGCACGTTACCCCGACAACTATTTTGACTTGGCAATAGTTGACCCGCCGTATGGGATTGATATAAATGTTTCTATGGGTAGAAGAAAAGGAGATAAAAAAAGTAATTACCATAAATTTGCTGGTAATGATAATTGTATTCCTACTGCAGAATATTTTAAGGAACTGAAAAGAGTATCTAAAGAGCAGATTGTTTGGGGCGGAAATTATATGATTGAACATTTAACGCCATCGCCTTGTTGGTTGCTTTGGGATAAAGGATTTTCTGAAGATGTTACTTTTGCTCAGTTTGAATTGGCTTGGACTTCTTTTACTTCAAGTGCAAAAAAATATGACAAACACCCATCACAACAAAACAGAATACACCCGACACAGAAACCTACTGCACTGTATAAATGGATTCTTGACAAATACGCAAAGAAAGGATATAAAATACTTGACACTCATCTTGGTTCTGGCAGTATTGCAATAGCTTGTCACGATTACGGATTTGAGTTAACCGCTTGCGAGCTGGACGCTGAATACTACAAAAAGGCAATTCAAAGAGTTAAGAACCATACCAACCAACAAAAACTATTTTAATGGAACTAGGACTAGAAATAATAAAAACACGGGCTAACCTTTGGGCTATTCAGCAAAGAATAAAGACCGCACGCGAACAAATACTAAAAACAAGACCCGAAGCAAAGGACTATATACAAGGCGCAGAAAAAAGCGAACAAGAATTGCTAGAGGCTATTTCGTTTTTTAGTAGACTACACGAACACGCAGTATCGATAAGTAGAGAAAATACAATTCTCGCTAGCCGAAACATAGACCTATTACAAAGGGTTAAAGAACTAGAAATAGAAATACAAACACAAAGCTTTTGATAATGCCACGTTGTAAGAATTGCAAAGACAAGTTTGAACCCATACGTTTCAACCATAAATTTTGCCTAAAAGACGAATGCGTTAAGGCTTTTGTAGAAGAAGTCAAGACTTCGGCATGGAAAAACACGAAAAAGAAATGGACAACCGAACTAAAAACAACCAGCGACTGGCTTAAAGACGCACAAAAAGTATTCAATACCTACATACGTAAACGCGACGAGGGCAAGCCTTGCATTTCTTGCAACCAACCACCCAAGAAAAAGAACGCGGGACACTATTACTCGCAAGGTGGACATTCAAACGTCCGTTTTGACGAAGACAACGTGCATTTGCAATGCGAACATTGTAACACTTTTTTAAGCGGCAACCTTTTGAACTACCAGATAGGCATAGAACAACGCATAGGCGCCGACAAATTAGTAGAATTACAAGGCCGAGCGCACCTAGAGAAACGCTGGGACGTCGAAGAACTTAAAGAACTAATAAAAGTATACAAACAAAAAATAAACCAAATACAATGATAAAAATAGACATAACCGAAGACCAAATTTTACAAGCTAGAAAGCTTTATAATTTTAAGGCGTTAACAAATTCAATAACGCAAGGCGAAAGCCAAATATACGGTGCGCTAGGCGAGGTAATAGCTATGCACTTTTTGCGATCCATAAACAAACCGGTTCAATACGTAGGTAGTTACGACTACGACCTAGAAATAAACGGGAAAAAAATAGACGTTAAGACCATACGAACTGACAAAGAACCTACAAACGACTTCAACCTAAATATAAGCGCGTTTAATACCAAACAAGAAACCGACTTTTATCTATGGTGTAGCGTTTCCCAAGATATGAAATACGGTTATGTAATTGGTTATCTAGCAAAAGACGAATTTTATAGAATGGCTGAACTAAAAAAAGAGGGGGAAATAGACTGGGGTAGCTGGGTATTTAAAAGCGACACGTACACCACCAAAGTAAAAAATGTGAAAAAATTTAATTAAATAGTTTGTATATCGAAATATCTTTATATATTTGCATATAGTTAACACTTAAAAACAACAAGTTATGAAACATTTATTTAAAGCGCTTGCGGCTTTTCAGCAAGAAGTACCAGTTATTCACAAAGGTACGCAAGGGTTCGGCTATTCTTATAGCGATCTACCCGCAATTTTCAAAGTAATTAACCCGTTACTAGCTAAACACGGACTAGGATTTACCCAAATGCTTGACACTAAAGAAGGCATTGACTACATTGTAACAATGGTTTTCCATGTAGAAAGCGGTGAGAATCTAGAAAGCAAAGTAGCAATACCACACGTTCAACTAAAAGGCATGAATGACTATCAAAGCTTTGGTTCGGGCGTGACCTATTTTCGTAGGTACGCATTGGCAAGCTGCCTCGCTTTAGTGACGGATAAAGATACCGATGCTGGCGGCGAACAAGTAAAAAACGAACCAAAGAAAAAGCAAATAGACTCTAAACGTTTTCAAGCCGCAGTAGTAGCCATACAAAAAGGCGACTATACCCGCGAAAAGCTAGAGCAAAGCTTTGAATTAACCGAAGGTCAAACCGATATACTTAACGCGCTATGACTACTTTCAAAATTAGATGTTCTGCCATAGGTAAAATAATGACTAACCCCCGCACAAAGGGGGAGTTATTATCTCAAACCGCAAAGACGTACATAGAAGAACAAGTGCTACGTGCCAAATACGGCGTTATTAAGACGTTTTCAAGCCGTTACACCGACAAAGGTAACCTAGTAGAAGACGAAGCCATAGAAATGGCCTCAAACGCGCTAGAAATGGGTTTCTTATATAAGAACCACGAACACTTTGAAAACGAATGGCTAACGGGAACCCCGGACGTAAACACGAACGATATACTTTTGGACGTGAAAAGTTCTTGGGATGCAACTACTTTTCCGTTTTTTGCTACGGAAATACCTACTAAAGATTATTACTACCAGTTGCAAGGCTACCTTGAACTTACGGGTAAAACCGATGCGTTGCTAGTCTATTGCCTAGTTAATACACCTATTCAAATGGTAGAGGATGAAATAAGGCGCGCACACTGGGCCGCCCAGCTATTAGAAGAAAACTACGACTTACGCGACGAGGTGTTGAAACGACATAACTTTGATCACATACCGTTAAACCGCCGTGTAAAAGTCTTTAAAGTAGAAAAAGACGAACAAGTAGTAAACGAAATAAAAGAACGCGTAGAACTATGCCGCGAGTATTACGAAACCCTTTATAATTTCCTATGAAACAGCAAATAGAAGACCAGATAGTAAAAAGCGTACTAGCTAAATACGTCGAACGCTCAAACACGGGCCTAAAAAAATACGGAACACCGCTAACACGTAACGACTTAACACTAGACCAGTGGATAACACACCTACAAGAAGAATTAATGGACGCCACGTTGTACCTAGAGCGCATAAAAAAAGACATAGCGCTAGTAGAGGTCGAAGCGTTTAGCAATGGTTACCGCGAAGCAATTACAAAACGAACTAAACAACAAGAACAATGAAACAAAAAGAATATAAACCAACCCGCCAAGAAAAAAGCAAAAGCGAAATGGCTGCTATTGGCACAATGATACTGGTAACAGTCATTGCAATTATTTTAGTAATCAATTTAATCTATAATATATAATGGAAACAAAAAACAACGCGGGTGCAATTTTTAAGAACACCTACAAAAAGACGGAAACCCAACCAGACTACAAAGGTAAGTGCATGGTGAACGGCAAAGAAATGGAAATAGCCCTATGGGTTAAAGACACAAAGACCGGCGAAAAGTTCTTTTCAGCATCATTTAGCGAGCCGTATGTAGCCCAAGAACCTACCAACCCACCCGTACCACTTAACGACGACCTACCATTTTAAAAAGTTATGAACATTAACGACATAGAATTACGCAATAAAATGCGCGAGGTTTTAAAGTCGAAAACACGAAACCAAATAGCCGAGGAAATCAAAGAAAAAACGGGTAAGTTCCACCCATTTCAAATACAAAATTTCCTAGATGGTAAAGACGTTTCGTTAAGTACGGCGGTAAAGCTAGACGAGTACATAATAAGACACCAACTTTAAACGGTAGACTACTACTACAAGGCCCCTTAATTGGGGCTTTTTTGTTGAAAAATAATTGAAACACGAATATAAAAACGTATACTTTTGGAATATGGAAATATTAATATACGTTGGTTTAGCGTGGTGGCTTGTAAATTTCGAGCCTTTACAACTACTTTTAGACGCTATCTTTAGCCGCTTACCTATTAACGGCCTTACAATACCCATACACGCCGCCTTTGGTTGTCCTAAGTGCGTAGGCTTTTGGACTAGTTGGGCTTTCACTGGGGAATTTTTAACGGCTACCCTTATAAGTTTAACCGCCCACACCTTGGACCTATGCTTACAGAGGCTCAACAAATAGAAATTATCAAAATACTAGAGTTGCTAACCCCTACCCGGTTAAGCAAAATGTATTTAAAAAAGCTTCAAAAGATTAAAAACGTAGCAACGGGCCAAAATGACAACCGATGTCTTTGCGGTGCTGGAGATCGTGTAACCTTTTATAATGAGTTCCTTGTCTGGTATCAAAAAAATTCTTGACGCCTACATAACGGCAAATTATAGCGAGGTTAGGACGTACACTAACTATATGCTTAAGCGTTTAATGTTAAGCAAAAAGATAAACTACATAAATTTAAAGGCTGACACGGTAATAAACAACGCCTATTTGCACGTTGCTGGTATAGACGACCACGAGGCCGACGAAAACAAGGTAAAAAGCTACCTACTCAATACAATCAAAATGCAAATTTGGTGGCCTACGTCTTTAAGTAGGAAACAAGACGAGGTTTATAGCCAAGAATACATAGCGACCGACAAGCCCGAAGATGACGAAATAACGGACAAGCTAAGACACGAGGAAATTATAAACTTACGAAAGGCTTGTATAAACACCTACCTTAACGAACTAATAAGCCCAGTTGAAAAACGGATAGCTGACGCTTATTTCACGCACAAATGCCAAACGTCTAGAGCAATGGCGGACTATTTCGACATTCCGCGCACCTCGGCGTACTACATGATCAAAGCATTGAAACAAAGAATAAAGGAAATAGAATATAGTTATATCAATGGAAAAGACTAACAAAATAGCCGCTGGCCTTATAGTTATTTCGATAGGCGTTTTAATTACGCTATGCGAATACAGACACGCTTTGTTTATTACGGGCTTGTTTATTGCTTTTAGCGGCATAGGTATTATATTAGAAACCATAGAAAAAAACGAACATGAAAATTAAAGACGAATACAAAGGAAAAACGCTTATAAGCTACGATAGTGTTCTAGGCGAACGACGTATAGAGGTTGACAAAATAGACCCAAAACGTTTTACATATTACACTAGCATAGGTTTGGGCTATCTATTCGAAAAGGAAAGCCAAACAATTAGCTACACCGGCATAGACCATGAGGTGGCGCAAGCGGATGCGGTCGCAGAACCGAAGCCAGTTATTAAAAAAACACGAAAACGTAGAAAAGATGCCACAACCAATTAAAGGCGAGGGTAAAGAAAAGTACATTGAACGTTGCATGGCAGACGAAAAGAGCGTAGGATCGTTTCCAGATGAAAGCCAACGTTATGCTGTATGTACTAGAGTATGGGAAACACACGCCCGCGAGGCTTTATCCCGTTATGTTAAGTCTTTAAAGCAAAAGTAAATGGCTTTTTACCTTATTGATATGGGCGTAAACATGAACGAGGTAGGTAAGGCCGTAGAAACGGAACTAAAAAAAGACGGACACCATATTGTAATATACCTAACAGATATGCCAACACTACTATGCGTAGAAGAACTAACCGAGGACCAATTTTTAGACCACTATAAAAACACGAAACCAAATGGGAAAACATAAATACATAGAAACACCAGAAAAGCTATGGGAAATGTTCGAAACTTACAAAACACGAACCATAGAAAACCCCAGAGTAATAGACAAAGCACTACAAAGCGGAAAAGTAGTCCAAGAAAAGCTACGAGTACCCCTAACATACGAAGGCTTTGAAACATACTGCTACGAACAAGGGGTAACAGTAGACCACTACTTCAGAAATACGAATAAGGCATACGATGAGTATTGCGGGGTCTGCCAACGTGTAAAGAAAATTATACGCCAAGACCAAATCGAAGGGGGTATGGTTGGCCAATACAACCCGTCCATAACTCAAAGGCTAAACAACCTAACCGAAAAGACGGACGTAACCTCAAACGGCGAAAACATAAACGAGATTAAAATAAGCATTATCAGACCCGACACCAAAGAACTAGAGTAATGGACCTAAAGTCAACCATAGTCTTTGAACGAAATTACGACGCGCTTTATAATAACGAGGCGCGTTTTATCATTAACGAGGGGGGTAGCCGTTCAAGTAAGACGTATTCACTTTGCCAGCTTATAATGGTGTATTGCTTACAGAACCCGCAAAAGGTTGTTAGCATCATTCGTAAGACTTTCCCAGCGTTACGGGCAACGGCTATGCGCGACTTTCTTGAGGTGCTAAAAGAGGCGGGTGTCTACGAAAAGACGAGCCATAACATGAGCGAACACATCTACACCTTCCCTAACGGTTCGATAGTAGAGTTCTTTTCAGTTGACGACGAGCAAAAAATAAGGGGCCGCAAGAGGTCTATAGCATGGTGTAACGAGGCGAACGAACTATTCCTAGACGACTTTACGCAGTTGAACATGAGGACCGAAAGCAAGCTAATCTTTGATTACAACCCGAGTGATTCTACAAGCTGGCTATACGAACTACCAAAACACGAAAGCATACTAATAAAATCTACGTATAGGGACAACCCCTTTTTGCCCGACACAATCAAACGCCAAATAGAAGACCTCAAACGTACCGACGAGGCGCTATACCAAATCTACGCACTAGGCGAACACGCTATAAGCAAAAGCAATATATATTCAAACTGGTCATTTCTACCACACCGACCCTCTAGATTCACTCAGTTTGTATACGGCTTAGACTTTGGGTACAACCACCCAACCGCTTTAATGCGTATATACTGGCACGAAAAAGACATATTCATAGAACCCGTAATATACGAAAGCTACCTAACTACCTCGAACCTTATTGATCGTATAGCCTCGCTAGACGTCGAAAAGGAAACAGAAATAATAGCCGACTACGCACGCCCAGAAATTATAGCCGAAATGAACAACGCGGGGTACAACGTAAGGAACGCAAACAAGTCAGTCAAGAAAGGTATCGACAATATAAAAACATTCGGGGTGTATGCCATGAACGACAAGAACCTAGAAAAGGAATACCAGAATTACAAATGGAAAAAAGTAGGCGACCAGATTTTAGACGAACCAGTAAAGCTATATGATGACGCCATGGATGCCATACGTTACGCGACGACCTACATAAAAGAACAATACTATACAGACGACGCCTATTTTGCGTTCTAAATAAAGACGAACTAGAATTTTAATATAGTTATGGCACAAACTACAATAGCACAACCCCAAAGCTTTACCCCGGGTTTCAACCCCGTAAAGTTCTTAATAGATTCGACGAACAAAAACCTAGACGGGTTCAAGTACATTTTTGACGTATACGACGGCGCTACTCAAATAGGTCGTTTTAAAGTCTTACCCCGGATAGTTGACGGCTACGGCGAACTTGACCTAAGTAGGTTCTTAACTAGCTACCTATCATGGAACTTTGAACCCAACGTAAACACGGACTACGACGCCTCAAATTGTTACTTTAGTTTCACGCTAAAGACTGGCGAGGAATACCTAGCCGAATTTACCTACACTAGTTCACTTACAAACTCTAGCGGGTTCGTACGTGTGAACGTAAACAATACTTTTGTGGTAGGCGACCAGATTAACATAGTTCAAGCGGACGGCGGTACGGCCAACCCACTAGTTGAGGGCTTGCACGTAGTTACAAACTCGTCGGCTACATGGTTTGAAATTGGCGTGGCATGGTCTAGCGTAACGAACGCGGCAATAGACGGCTTAGTAACCTATGCGGACAACCGTAAACTAGCGGTGTACGACGTAATAACTTTCGCCAAGCAATCTTATAACGGGGTATTTAAGTGGGCGCTATGGCCTACATACGACGAAACAAACTACGTCCTAACCGCAAACACAAAGCTATGGGTAACGGACCAACCGCGCACGGGATTCTATGCAACGTTAGGCCAAGACCTTTGGTTAAACGCTAAAGCCAAGCCAGCTAAAAAGATAGTGTTCGAAAATAGCAACGGCGACATATTGTACAAAAACACGGTGTCAACTGCTTCTATTGTAGGCATAGCCGTAGGCCCTAACAACCTAGGCACGCTTACCGTAACTTCGGGAACCTTACCACTAATAAAACCAGATACAACGTTCTACACGTTCTATTACGACGACGCGGGCCAAAAGTCCGTCAAGTATAGAGTAGACATAGACCGCCGCGAAAGCATCGAAGAAGTAGACCTAGTCTTTTTGGATCGTATGGGTTCAATGTCTAGCTTTGCTTTTCAGCTTAAAAACTACGAACGTGGCGAAGTGACACGCGACGAGTACAACAAAGACGTGCAAGGCTATGTAACGGGCGGGCAATGGAAATACGAAACCCAAGAGTTCGGCTTTAACACCTACCAAGTAAGCGCAACCAAAACCCTAGAACTAAACACAAATTGGATGACCCAAGAAATGGCCACCTACTTTGAGCAGCTAATAACTAGCCCGCAAGTATACATGAAGCGGGTAACGTACACTTGTCCCGATGGTATAGTGGTAAGAAGTACGCAATACGTACCGGTTATTCTAGTAACAAATAGCTACGAGGTATTCAAGCAAAGAAACAAAAACCTAATCAAACAAACGGTAGTAGTTAAGCTTTCAAATAACGACGTAATAAATGGTTAAGATAGTTTTAGGCGGCGGCACGTCGGTAAGTGGCCAAGTAGGTAGCTTTCAAAATAGAGTAACTACGGACGGCGGTACGTTTGAGGCTCCCGGTTGTTTGTCGGAGTTCTTAAAGTCTTTAGGTGGCGAGGAACTTATAGGCGGTATTTTAGACGTACGGCCCGACGTGAATGTCCCGCTTACCTTTTCTGTTGGCGAGATTAGAGATATTACAAAGCGAACGGGTACGTTTTCAAAGACTATTGTACTACCAGCAACGGACAACAACAACCGTATTTTAAACCATTACTACGATGTAAATGTAGAGGCGGGAACGTTCGACTTAACAAAGCTAACCCATTGCCAAGTATTACAGAACGACGTTGTTATTCTAGAGGATGCTATATTACAGTTGGTTGGTGTTAACAAGTCCCAAAACACGGACCAATACGAACAAGTTGCTAGCTACGAGGTGTTAATAAAAGACACAAAGGCGGAACTATTCACGGCCATAACAAATGCCGAACTTACGGACATAGACTTTTCTGACCTTAACCACTTTTCAAATTCTAGCAGTATTATTGCTACCTACTCATTTACGCAAGCCAACGGATATAAGTACGTTTTACCATACCAACCAACCAACGTTATAAACGTTCGCCAACTTAAACCAGCAATCTACGCAAAAACTTACTTTGATCGCATTTTTGCAAACGCTGGCTTTTCCTACACTTGGGCCGACATACAAAACGCAAGGTTCGACAAGTTGTTAATACCATACAACGGCGACGAAAACCAAATAGACTGGGACGACTTTAAAGTAGTTGCGAACACATCCCATACCACCGCCTTTTCACAACCCGCAAACGGTAACTTTATAGGCTTTCAAGAATTGTTAACGGGGTTCACTGAAATACAAGACCCACAAAACTTATTCAACCCCACAACTGGTGTGTATACCGCACCAACTAACACCGACCCAGCGGCCTCGCAAGGTTACGAATTTAACATAACCATATATTACGAGGTAACGGTATTCAATACTTCGGCTAGTCCCGTGCAACCTTACGTGTTTAACACCCAAACGGCTACCTATGTACCGCAAGCTAGAACGTTTACGCCTATTGTTAAAGCTTTAGACCCAACGGGACAAGGCTCTACGGCCTCGCTTACCCCTATTTTAATAAACACTTTTGTAGCGTCGGGCCTTTCGATATTTGGAACCTATGCCAACCTTGTAATAACTAGCCCAAGTTCTTATATTACTACGGGCGACTTGTTAACAATGGTTGCGGGTATTCAATCAAACTGGCAATTTGGCTTAACTACGTGGCGAACTGCGGCGGGTGTAGCGGCGCAAGTAGACGTGAATCTAGATATTATAAACCTTAAGGTAGAAATAAAACCAAATAGTAACACCCAACCAATAGGCGGCTACGTTACTATGAACGAATACGTACCCCAAAAGGTAAAGCAAAGCGACTTTGTAAAGTCTATATTTACAATGTACAACCTATTTGCGGACGTCAACCCCGAACAACCTAACAATATCATTTTAACCCACCGCGACGAGTATTACGACAACGGCGCTGAAAAGGACTGGACCTATAAACTAGCAAAAGACCGAGAACAAAATCTAGAGTTCCTACCAGACGTAACAAACAAGCGCCTAATCTTAACATACAAACAAGACAAAGACAGCGCAAACGAATTGTATTTTGACACCACCCGCGAAATATACGGGCAATTAGAATATATTTTTAATTCGGAATATGTAAAGGACATAGATACAAAAGAACTAATCTTTGGACCTACGCCAATAACCTCAACAACGTTTGGTGCTATACTACCAATGTTTGACGGCCAAGCACCTAAAACCAATTTAAGAATATTGTACGATGGTGGTGCGCAAACTTGCGGGAACTACGATCTAATCGACGGTGGCTTAACTGGTACGTATGGCGTAACTACTTACCCGGCTATTACCCACTTTGACAACGCACTAACACCTAGCTTTGATATTAATTTCGGAACGTGCGACTTTTACTTTTACCAACCGCTAACGCTAACCAATAACAACCTATACAATCTATACTGGCGCCGAACCATTAACCAAATTAACGAAGGCAAAATGCTAACGGCGTTCTTTAGGTTAACCGAAGCGGATATACATAACTTAAAACTTAACGACAAAGTACGCATAGATAATTCGTGGTGGAATATAAACCGCGTAATTGACTACAATGCAAACACGGACACTTTAACAAAAGTCGAACTTATAAGCGTAGACAGTGAACTAGAACTAGCCCCGTTTATAACTAACACGGGAACCCCAGCGCCTAGCGTTATTACGCAAGTAGCTTTAAGTTCTGTATTTACTACCAAAATGGCAACGGGCAACCTTATTCTAGAGGGTGCCAACGTTGAGGTATACGGAAAAAGTAACACCGTAGCGCAAGGAATCAAGGGTATTATTATAGGCGACAACAAAACACTAAACGAAGACGGACTAATAACCCCGAAAATTAACGGCATAGAAACGCAAAGCTTTGCTTATATAGCTAACCTTACCCAAGTGGGAACGGCTGCGCCTACGGACTTAATATTGGCTAATAACGTAGGTGTAATAACATGGACTAGAACGGCTCAAGGCGAATATCTAGGCACACCTATAAACCCTTTTGACTTTCAAACCACCTACGTAATGGTTAATCAAGTAGAACACGACTACCAAACGAGCGCGTACATAAACACGGACGGGAATATAGTAGTTATTACTTGTAGAAATTCTGGCCATAGCCACCGAGACGACATACTAAATAACACAACTTTAGAAATACGCACTTACTAATAGGGTAATATAGTTATGAATACAGTTGAGATACCACTAAAACTTACGGGCATATCCGAAATTAAAGCCGAACTAAAAGCGGTAAAGGGTGCAATAGCCAACGCGACCGACCCGGAAAGTATGCAAGCCCTAGCCCAAAAGGCGGGGCAACTAGCCGACAAGCTTAAAGATGTTAACGAACAAGTAAGCGTATTTAACGCGGGTTCAAAGTTTGAGGCGGTAAGCAATTCATTTGGTTTAATTCAAGCGGATCTAGCTAGTTTAGACTTTGAGGGCGCGGCTGAAAAGGCGCAAGTATTTGCTAAAACGTTGGGTTCCGTAGGTAAAGCCGAAATAAGCGGCGCACTTAAAGGCCTTACTGGTGTAGTTAAAACCGTTGGCGGGGCTTTTGTAAAGCTGGGTGTTCAAATTCTAGCTAACCCAATCTTCTTATTGGCGGCCGTTATTACTGCCATAGTAGTAGGTATCGGGGTTTTCCTAAATAAAATAGGTGTACTAGATAAAGTCTTACAAGTTTTAATGACACCCATTAACGCAATCATCGACGGCTTTAAACAACTTACCGACTACCTAGGACTTACGCAATATGCCGCCGAGGAAAACGCAAATAAAATGGCCAAGGCTAACGACAAGGCCGCGGTAAGTTCACAAAAGCGCGCTGAAAAAGTAGCGGATAGTTACGACCTAGAAATAGCCAAAGCTAAAGCGGCGGGCAAAGATACTAGCGCGTTAGAAATAGCAAAGAGCAAAGCGTTAAGTAAAGAGGCAGACAAGCGACTAAAAGACCAAAGGGCAGAATACGCAGCACTACAAAAGATAGCTAGCAAAGACAACCTTGAACGACGTAAAAAATTACGCGAACAAATAGACGCTGAAAACAAAATACTAAAAGACGGACGTAAGGAACGCCAATTAATAGAAATAGAATCCGACGCAAAAAAAGAAACTAAAGAAAAAGAATCCGCATCTAAAAGCACGGACAACGCTAAGAACTACGCCAAAAATAGACTTGACGCTGAGCGCAGTATAAAGGATATTGAAATAGCATTGATCGCAGACGACACAGAACGCGAACTAGCCACAACAAACGAAAAGTATAGACGCCTAATAGAAGACGTAAAGAAAAACGAAAACCTAACGGGTGCGGAAAAAGTACGTTTGACCAAACTATACAATGACCAGAAACAAGCGGAACTAGATAAAGCCGCAAAAACGCAAGCGGACGCAGACGCAAAACGCCGTGAGTTAGTACAAAAAGGTTTAGACGATTACCAAAATCAAGAACTAGACAAGGCCGAAGCGTTAGGCGAACAAATTTACCAACTAAGTATAACAGCCCAGCAAAGAGAAATAAAAGCAAATGAATACTATTACGAAGAACTTATAGCACAAGCCAAACGCTATGGTCAAGATGCTACTTTATTTGTAGAAGAACAAAAGAAAAAAGAAGCCGAAATAAATAAGAAGTATGCAGACGAAGCAAAAGCAAAGGCACTAGCTGAAATAGAAACCGCTAGGCAAGTACGCGACGCCAAAATATCTATGGTAGGCGACTATACCCAAGGCTTAATGAATTTAACTTCATTGTTAGTTAAAGACCAAAAGAAAATAGAAAAGATAAACAAAGCTAGCGCCTTAGTTCAAATTGGTATAGATACGGCCAAAGCAATTAGTTCACTTGTTGCCGTAGCTAACGCTAACCCCGGCAACGCGCTTACATTTGGCGCCGCGGGTGCTGCTCAATTTGCCGCTGGTATTTTGCAAATTACTACTAACATGGTAAAAGCAAAGCAACTATTAAGTAACCCTAGCGGGTCCGTAAGTGGTGGTGGTGGCGGTGGAGGTGGCGGTTCGTCGCCATCAAATACTAGCGTTACAGCTTTAACCCCAGCTACGCAAATGTTCGGACAAGGCAACCAATTAAACACCGTAGGCCAACCGCAAAGCGTAAGCGCCCAACAAAACATAGTTGTGCAAGCTATCGTAAGCGAAAGCGACATAACAAGTACACAAAACAAAATAGATAAAATTAAAAAAGGGTCTGAATTATGACAAGTTACCAAGCATTAATAAACGAAATAACGGACTTTTATAACAACCACGTACAAGTTCAAAAGGTCGGTTCGGACTTTCAAGAGCAAATGACTAACTTTGCCACAAA